TCATAAATAAAAGAAAATTAGACAAGCTAAAAAGTAAATTGGTGCAAGAAATCTTGATAGAACTTCAAAAAAATGGCGTAGATTTGAATGATCAGGTTTCTATTAATGATTTTTTGAATAAATTAGATCAACAGAACCCAGATTTAAGACAATTGTTTGAAATTGCGTTCGATCAATTATCGGGCGGCTCGGAAAATGAAATTAATAATGAAAATAATATAAATCAAAATGAACAAGGAATATCCGCGCAAATTTGAAGATGTATTAGGGGATGAATATTGCGACAAAGTATGTAAAATGAATGAAGTGACTACGGATTTAGGGATAAATTCTTTAGATTATGCTAAAGAAATCAGAGCATTAATGGTTGATTATCAGAAAATTGTTTTTAATTATTTAATAAAATTTTATTGGTTGATAAGAAAGTTTACTTATTTTGGTCACATACATTCAAAAAGAAAGGGAAACGGGATGATAGTGGAACAGGCTTATCGTGTGTTCTTTTTGAAACACGTTGGTATTTCTTTCAGAATAATAACCGGAGATTCTGTCCTTTCCAAGGTAACTTCTTATTTTGATGATTTTTTTCCAGATTTTGACGCGAGAAATCCTTTTGAAGAAGAATTAAAATATCCTTATAAATATGTAAATTTTGATTTTTTGATTCTTGTTTATCGGATGGAGGAAAGAATGGAATTTTTAAAAATAGCCGAAGAAAGAAAAATGACATATCGTGAATTTTTAAATTATGTAACTAATTTTGTTGGAAATTATAATGAAGAGCATGGTGAAACGTATATTTTAAAAGATAGTTCTCGATTTACTAAAATTCCATTATATGTAGGGAAAGCAGAGGATTATATTTTTAATAAAAAGAAAAAGAAAAAAATATGAATGAAGAAAAATTAAAACCGATTGTATTTATAAAAGGTAAATATAATTTTCACCGGAATAATTTATTCCAACAGAATTTATTATTGAAAGCGTTGCAACAGACAACGAATATAGATGAATTGAGAAGATTGATTGGTGTTCAAAAAAAGGTTGATGTTTATCGGACTTTGGATAAATTGGCACTTAGGAAAGAATACCATCAGGCGTTGGTAAAAATGGGGATAGATTTTGATACGATAGTTGCTGGAATAAGACAGGTCGCCGAGACGGGGGAAAAAGATTCTGACAGGTTGGCGGCGTGGAAAGTGTTTCTGCGTTCTCTTGGTTTGGATGAATACAAAGAAGAAAGCGCGGAAAGTAAAAAGACTTGGGAAGATTTGATAAGAGATATTTCTGAAAAAGAAACTATTGAAGGTAATAAAGAAGATACAAAATTATTAGAATATGAAGTAAATGAACCGATTATTCCTGAAGAAGTAAAAGAAGAAAGAAAAAAAGAAGAAGAAATCGGTAGAAGTATTTATGAATGAAAATTTTACTAATCTTAAAAAAATAAGAGATCCTAAATTTTATTTGGAAAATTTTACAAAAATAAAAATTAAAGAGGGTGGGCTCGCTCCTTTCATTTTAAAAGATTGTCAAAAAGATGTTTTTAATACATTAAAAAACAACAACAGAATTATGGTGTTGAAAAGTCGGCAATTAGGATTTTCTACTGCTATAGCTGGATATTTTTATCATCAAACTATAACCAATCCTGGAGTGACCACTGCTTTAATTGGATATAATTCTGATTTAGTTTCTGAATTGCTTGATAAAATTAAAATATTTCATAAGACAACTCCTGTGGAAATAAGACCTACGCTTTTTATAAATTCAAAATATGAAATGTCTTTTCCAAAACTTGATTCTAAGATATTGATTCTTCCTTCCACGGAAAATGTTGGTAGTGGATATACAATAAATTTTTGTCTTTTGACTGAGTTGGCAAAAATAGAAAAAGCTGAAGAAAAAATGATGTCCTTAATGCCAGCCATACCACTCAGCGGAAAACTTGTGATAGAGAGTTCGCCGAAGGGGGTTGGAAATTTGTTTCATCGGATGTGGATGGATGATAAAAATGGTTTTATAAAAAAGAGATATGATTGGCGTTGGGGATATACGGAAGAAGAAGCGAAACAAATTCAAATGGGATGTTCTTCTGATTTTTGGGGTCAAGAATATTGTTGTCAATTTTTAGTTGGTGGAAGATCTGTTTTCGGTCAAGAAGTTGTAAACAAAGTTAGAAATACGGTTTTAGAAGTTGGAGGTATAAATAATACAATTTTAGAAAGACCGTTCATAGTCAAAGAAGAAGAAAAATGGATTGTATATCGTGATCCAGAACTAGAATGTTTTTATGTGGTGGGAGTTGATACGGCTGAAGCATTAAGTGGAGGAGATTATACAGTTGCCACTATTTTAAATAGAACAACGGGAGAAGAAGTCGCAATGTTAAGAAGTAGAAATATACCTCCCGATATATTTGGAGAAATTTTAGATAAATGGGGAAGAAAATATAACAATGCTTTAATGGTTGTAGAATCTAACGCGGGAATTAGCACTATCGCTTCTTTGAAAAAATTAATGTATCCGTCAATGTATTTTCGTCCAGCTAAATTTGAAACTATTTCGTTTACATATACCGATAGAATAGGTTGGAGAACAACGGGGGCAAACAGAAAGATGTTGATAGATGATTTAGAGGCCGCATTAAGAAAGAATGAAATAATAGTTCATAGTAAAAAAACCGCCGATGAAATAACTGTTTTTATTTATGATGATAATGACAACATGAAAGCTCAGGGAGACAATCATGATGATTCCGTCTTTTCATTAGCGGTTGCTAATCAGGGATTCAAAGCAATGTATAACGCGCCATTAACACAGTTGAATTATGAAAAATATATGCCGCGGAATTTCAATTATTAATTTAAAATAAAATGCCATATAAAAAACGATATAACCCGATGGATTTTGGTGGAGAGAAAGAGCGGGACATGCTAAATCTTTTCCGTTTACAGAGAGATGATGCCAAACTTTATTTTGAAAATTGCATCAAACCTCGGCTTGACAGGTCTTACAAACTTTATATTTCTGATACTTCGGACAGAGCTAAGGAGATAAAAACCTGGCAGTGTGTCAGCGAGGACACTGAAATACTTTCCATCGATGGTTGGAAAAAGATGGGAGAATTAAAAAAGGGTAATGAAGTTCTAAGTTATGATATTTTAACAGGAGCTATTTTGCCGGATTTTGTTAATGATGTTTTTTCCTATGATATTGACGGAGAAATGATTTCTATAAAAAATAGTCATATTGATCAACTTGTTACAACCAATCATAGAGTTATTACAAAAAAATGTGTAAAAATTAAAGGAGAAAATTATAACGCTATTGATAATAGAAAAAGATCATATAATGGTGTTTATCAATATATTGAAGCTGATAAGTTGAGTCGTGGTGCATCTGATTATCGTTTTCCCGTTTCCGGTTATTATGATGGAGAATTTTCAATCGGTGAAGATTGGGCAGAATTAGTTGGCTGGATGTTGACTGATGGTTCTATGCCAAAAAGTGAAAGAGGAGGATATATAGCTCAGGCAAAACTTGCAACTCTCACTAAAATTCGTTCTCTTCTTATTTCTATGAAAGTAGATTTTAGAGAATGGTCACGTCCAAAATTTTCTGGAGGCAAAAGAGTTTTAGATGAACATCGTTTTTATTTCCCTGGAAACGGAGATGTAATGAATTTTATGAGAAAAATAATACCAGGGAGAAAACCAAATAATATATTATGGAGATTACCTCTTAATGAAAAAAGAAGACTTTTTGAAGGTTTATGTTATGGAGATGGATCAAAGAGACCTAACGGAAAGTTTTATATGATAACAAAACCATATAAAGATTTTCAAGAATGGTTACAAGTTTTTCTTCATCTAATGGGATTTCGTGGCACTATTGCTAATGGTTATACAAATATATCTCATAAAGATACTGTTGATATATACGGTAAAAGACATATTAAAAATGTAAAATATAAAGGAAAAGTTTGGAGCATATCCACGTCAAGAACTAATTATATTGCTAAACATAATGGAAAAATTTTTATTACAGGTAATTCTAACGTTTTTGTACCTTATACTCAAGCGGTAGTTGAAACATTGAAACCAAGAATACTGGATGCTCGTCCAGATTTTTCTATCCAAGGAAGAAATCAAGATGATCAATTAAAGTCTCCGAAGGTTCAAACTCTCCATGATTATACTTGGGAAATAGCTAAAGCTGACACGACGTTGGAAGATGTGGTTGGTTCTTCTTTGATTATGGGAATGGGGTATATTCAAGTATATTGGAAAAAAGATGAACGGACTAATAAATTTTTATCAACCAAAGACTTTTCTTCTAACAAATTAAAATGGGTAGAGAAGAAAAAAGTTTTTTATGATGCTCCTTACATGGAATGGGTTGATAATTATGAACTTTGGTATGATTGGCACAACACGGAAGAATCCAGTAAGGAATATTGGTTCAGAAGAAAATTATTAACCGAAGAGGCGATAAAAAGGCGTTATCCATTGGCTGACAAAGAAAGAATGGATATTGCTTTGGGCGGAAACGGAGGCAATCTAACCGATTATGCCTCAGTAAGAAATGAAGTTAAATTGAACCATTCAAAAATTTCTAAAGGAAATAATAATTTGTCTTCCTCTTATGGGCTTGGCGGTGATAAATATAATACTACTGATTTGAAGATGCACGAAGTTTTCGAATGGCTGAGACCGCTTGATGATGAGTTTGGGGTCATGGTTGACGATGTTCCTATTTTAAAAAGCAAAACTGGAGTAATCCCCAATCCTTATGATTTTAAAGAATCTGTTTTTATTGGTATCCCTTATTTAAGAATACCAGGAGAATATGAAGGATATGGTCTCCCGATGATATTGGAAAATCCTCAGATAATGTTGAACATGATACGCAATCAAAGATTGGACGCGGCGACTTTAAATATTCACAAGATGTGGATAATTAATCCTCTTGCCAATATCAACAAAGAAGAATTAGTAGTCAGACCGTTTGGTATCATATATTCTCAAGATCCGAATGGAGCGAGAGAGGTTGTTTCTTCCGATATAAAACCGAGTGCTTACAAAGAGGATGAGATTTTAAAAGGCGACATGCGATATTCTTCCGGCGTGGATGATTTTTCAATGGGGGTGGGCGGAGGAAGTTCGAGCGCGACAGAGGTTAGGCATTTGAGAGAATCAACTTTGGAAAGAGTTAGATTATTCGTCAATCATCTTGGCGATGGACTTTCCAAGGTGATGCGTTATTGGACTTCGATGTGGAGACAGTTTGGACCAAATGAGATTATAGCAAGAGTTATTGGTGATAATGGTAAAATTGAATTTCCCTTGATTGAACAGGATGATTTGGATGGAAGCTTTGATTTCAAGTGTACTGTTATTCCTAGTATTGCTGGACAGGGAGAAATTAAGAAAAAACAGGACATGGATCTCTTTCAATTACTTTCTCAGGTTCAGAAACCTGGACCTGTTGGTCCTGATGGACAATCAGTTCCTGTTCCTATTGTAGATATTGAAAAATTAGTTTCTAAATTGTTGTATGATTTTGATTGGGATTATGAGGATTTAAAGCCGGAAGAACAGCCTTCTCAACCAAATCCTGCTGAGATGATGGGAATGATGGGAGAACAACCTGGAGTAAACCCCGAACCTAAATTAGGCGGGCGGCAAATCCCTCCCGAAATCGCAAAGCAGGCTTTGGCTCTTATTGGAAGTCCCATGCCAGAACAAGGTTTTAATGCAGGCAATCAGATGGGAGAGATGTCTAGTCCTATAAATTTATTGAAGGCAGGAAGTCTCCCCCCCACGGTTGGCGGGATAAACAAGGGGAAAACTACTAATCCGAGAGGTTTAAATATGGCAAGCAAAAAAGGAGTTGCAAAGGTTAATACAAATATTCCTGTTTCCGCAAGTTATGATATGGGAACGCAAATTGCCAACAGGACAAATAATTTACAACGTTAAGTAAATAAAATATAAAATTATGAATGAACAAGAAATTATGAAAAAGAAACGTGGTCGCCCCAAGAAGGTAATTATAGATAAAATTCAAGAGGAAGAATTAGAAAAAATAAAGGAAGAAGTCAAAGAAGAAACTATACAAGAAAACAAGACAAAAGCACCTGAACCGATAGAGGATAACGAGCCTATGTCAGATCGAAAAATGGACAATATTTTGATAGAACTCCAAACGACATATTATTGGATTGCTATCAAGCGTTTTCTTGATATGCAATATATAAAAGTTAGAGATTCTCTTTTATTTGTTGATCCGTCTCAACAAACTTCAATTGCCAAACAACAAGGAATTATTAGTGGAGTAATACTTTTGGAGACTTATATCAATCAAATTAAGGCAGAACGGGCAGAGAAAAAGGCGGAAGAGGAAGGAAAAAGCACGTTGCCTAGTTACAACTCTTAGGAATAAATGTGTATTTGTGCTATAATATAGATATAACAAAATAATTTTAAATTTATGGCAAAACAGTGGATCGCGGGAACTAATATGAAAGAGGGAAAATTAACATCAAAAGCGAAAGCAAAAGGACTCTCATTAGATGCTTTTTGTAATCAATCAGGACTATTTCTCCAGTCTAAGAAAGAGTGTTCTCTGAGAAAAACTTTAATGGGTTTTAAAAAGAAATAATTATGCCCTATAAATCAAAAGCTCAAGAGTCATACTTTAATGCCAATCAAAAAGAGTTAGAGGCACAAGGAGTAAACGTAAATCATTGGAATGAAGTTTCTAAGGGTTTAAAATTACCCGAACGCGTAACTCCTAAATCTACGTTACAACATAAGAAGAAAAAAATTCTTAAAAAAGCATTGTCTAAAATAATAAAGAAATAATTTATGTTTGAAAATTTAACGGGGGCGATATCTCCGCCAACATTAAAGTCTAAAAAGAAGGTGATTTTAAAAAAGGCGTTGGCTGGAAGTGTTACTACTCCCCATATGGGACCAATGCCGAAGGATATAAGTGGGTATAAACAGTTACCTCCAGTAGGTGGAAGTCTTACTACTCCCCATATGGGACCAATGCCGAAGGATATAAGTGGGTATAAA